TCCCACAGCTGCAGCGCGTATCCGGCTGGTGATCCACTGGGATGCTGGTAACTTCAGCGGTGACCGTGAAACGATGCTCACCCATCAGACGGACGCTCATCAGAACGGCATCCGATCAAAAGCGGTGCCCGCCCACGGGTCAGGCTGGGTGGCCCGCTCAGCTAGCCACGCTTCAGCTGCAGCGTTAGCTGCTATGCATGTGGGGCACGTTTCTGGTGTTTCGTCGAAACAGTCCCAGCAGTTCGGCTCGGGTGGGTGGCACGCATCCTGCGGGCACCCGGGTGTGCCTACTGGGATGCCTGTAGTCCAGTGCCATTCGTAATGCGCGTCCGATTGCGTCGCGTACATCGTGTGCCCCTTTCCTAAGGCGTATTGGGTGGTGCATGGGCACCATACCCCCCCAGCTGACGCACAAACCTAGCGCTGGTGACGCTGTGTGGTGGCCGGCGATTCTGAGAGTGACTAGGCGGGAAATCTTGCGGTGCACAGCTCGAGCTGCAGGAGAATCTTGCACCGCGGTTCGGCGTGTCGCGGGAAAGATTTTGTGGAGTGTCTGCGTGTGTCGGCATGATTCTGGGTGTGAGCTTCCTGACCAGGGCGTCTGATCTGCGGGCTAGTGCCCGTGAGCAGCAGCAGCTGCTGTCCACCCCCCGTGCTGCGAACGTGACCATTAGTGCTGCTGATGTGTCTGGTCTGATCGGTGGGGCATACGGGCTGGACACAGCGATGCAGGTTCCCGCGTTCGCTAAGGGGATCACGCTGATAGCTACCACGATCAGTGGGATGCCCCTGATGAGTCTGGATCCCAGCACGGGGCAGCAGCTGGCCCCGCAGGGGCTCACAGCTCAGCCCACCATGAGCCCCGGCGTGCCTAACGTGACGCTGATGCGTCAGACAGTCACTGAGCTGGTTGCCTATGGCACGGCTTACTGGGAAGTCACGGCAGTGGATGGGTACGGGTGGCCCACGGCAGTGGACTTCCTGCAGCATGACCGGGTGCAAGCCGATAATGGGTCCTGGCTGGTGGATGGGAAGCGTGCCCCGTCCACTGGGGTGGGCAGGCTTATCGCGTTCGATTCTGGTGCCCCTGGCGCGCTGGATTTCGGCTGGCTGGCTATCCGCACAGCTCTGAATCTTGAGTCAGCTGCCAATAACTACGCGACCAGCCCGCTGCCGTCCCTGGCGCTGAAGTCCACTGGACTGGATCTGGCTGATGAGGATGCTGCGGCGCTGGTGGCCCAGTGGGATCTGGCTTCAGCTAGGTCAGCCACCCGCTATCTGAATAGCCAAGTGGCTGTGGAAACTTTCGGCTGGAATGCTGCTGAGCTGCAGCTGGTGGAAGCCAGACAACACGCTGCCGTTGAAGTGGCCAGGATCCTGAATCTGGACCCCTACTGGGTGGGTGCCCAGCCCGCTGGATCGTCTGTGACGTATTCAAATGAGCAGGACCGGCGTAGTGCGCTGCTGGACTTCACGATCATGCCCCCAGCGCGGGTGATTGAGCAGCGGCTGTCCATGCCTGACGTGACGGGATCCACCAGGGTCCTGAGGTTCACCACGATGAGCTTCCTGAGAGCGAATCTGAATGACCGAAACGCTGCACTGACGTCCTATGTGGCTTCAGGGATTCTGACCATTGATGAAGCACGCGCACTTGAGCCGCTGGTCCAGATAGGAGACACGCCCGAATGAGAATCCAAATGGCAGCGCCCACGGGTGCTGTGCATGTCAAGGCGGATAAGGCATCCCGCACGATCACGGGCACCCTGATCCCGTTCGGGTCTGTGGGAACCCCCAGTGTGGGTCCAGCCCGAATCATGTTCGCAGCTGACGGGGATCATGTGGCAGCTGGTGACGTGATCTGGCTGAACCGTGAGCATGACCAGTCAGCCCCGCTGGGTAAGGCTGAAGCTCTGGACAGTGGGGACGTGGGTATCTCAGCCCGTTTCCACATTCTCGATACGTCAGCTGGGTCTGATGCCCTGGCTGAAGCTGCAGCTGGTGCCCGCACTGGGCTGAGTGTGGAAGCTGAAATCAGGGACTATCAGGAAGCCACCGACGATGACGGGGCTTACTTCCTGATCACAGCTTCCACGATCCATGAAGCAGCACTGGTCCGATTCCCGGCATTCTCTGATGCCCGGGCAACAGATGTAGCCGCAACCGTGGCGCAACCTACAGAAAGTGAGTCCCCCATGTCTGATCCCGTCACGGCAGAAGCTACTTCTACCGATGCCCCCCCGGCAGCTGTTGCAGCTGCAGCCCCTGCCCCCCGCGTGACCGTGGCTGAGCGTGTCCCCACAGCTGCTGACTTCATCGTGGCCATGGGTCGTGGTGATCACGACCGTGTGCGTGAGTTCCGCAGGATGGTGCAGGCAGCAGCCCCGCACACTTTCGTCTCTGACATCCCCGGTCTGATCCCTGAGCCGATCGTCGGGCCGGTCGTGTCCCTGCGGGACGGTAGCGCTCCCCTGTTCAACGCTCTCGGGCCGAACGCTGCCCCAGAGGGTGCCAGCTTCAACCTTCCCGTGATCACCACTGAGCTGGCTAACGCTCAGGCTGCTACTGAGAAGACTGACGTCACCGGGCAGCTGGTTGTGGATCCCGTTGCGGTGCAGATGAGTTTCGTGAAGCGGGCAGCGAACATCAGCGCGGAAGCGATCCAGTACAGCCAGCCGGGTGTGGTCAATGTGGCGCTGCAGTCCCTGGCTGATGCTGTGAATCTGGGCTGTGAGTCTGTCGTTCACTCGGGTATTGCGTCCACCACGGGCACGAATACGGGTGTGGAGCTGGCAGCTGACGGCAGCGACGCTTGGGCGAAGCTGGCTGACGCTGTGGCAGGGTTCTACGCTGCCACGGGCACCCGACCGGATGTGTTCGCGTGTGGGTCCCAGATCTGGGCTGAGCTGGCCGGGATGACTAACTCTCTGGGCCAGCCGCTGATCAGCACTGTGTCGCAGAATCTCAATGGCAACTGGGGAACCCTGTTCGGCATTCCCGTGGTCGTGTCCCCCGCCTACGGGGTCACGGAAGCGGATCTGCTGTCCACTCAGGGCGTGAAGTCGTGGGCATCGGGCACGGTCCAGATGCAGGCGAATGAGCCCACCATCATGGGCTTCAGTGTCGGGGCTGGGCGCAACGTGGGCGTGTCTGTCGCGTCCCCGAAGTTCATCACCCCGGTGAGCATCGCTGCCCCCGCCGCCACCCGTTCCAGCAAGTAACCAGCCCCCCTGCCCCCCCGGTCCCCGACCGCGCTGGGGGGGCAGGGGCCACAAACCAGAAAGGGGCGTCAGCTCATGGCTTTTCCCGTGCTCCCTGTCACTGAGCTGAGAGCCCGCCTGGATGTGTCAGCTGACCAGCTCACAGACGAACAGCTGCAGCATTTCATTGATGTGGCTACCGCGTACTGGAATCCGCGTGTGGATGAATCCACTTTCCCGGGGGCTGAGCCTGCCTACCGGGAAGGGATCTATCAGGCAGCTGTGAAGGTAGCCAGCACAGCGAACGTGGGTCCCGTGTCTGTGGATCCCAGTGGAGTGTTTGAGTATTCCAACATGGCCACCAGTGGGCTGATGCGTACCGTGCTGGGCGTGATCCAGCCGTGCCTGAAGTCAGGCGGGGTGGTTATCGCGTGAGTAACCCACTGACTGACGTTCGGCAGCTGCTGGCAGGAGTTCTGGAAGCTGCACAGCTGGGCGTCCCAGTCCACACCTACCCCCCGGGCAGCATCACCAGCCCCTGTGTCGTGCTGTATCCCGGGGATCCCTGGCTGACGCCCCGGGGGCATGTCTCATTCGTGGTGACGTGCTACGCGGGCACCACAACTAACCAGGGGGCCATGGCCCGCTTAGAGCAGCTGTCATGGGATGTGGCAGCTGCCCTATCGGTACAGGGTCAGATCAGCTGGGGTGATTTCAGTGCCCCCAGCACTGATGCCAC